GTTCCATGCTTCTTCCAGACTCATATCTTTTATATTAGCAATAGGAAGACTGCGACAACACACCTTAATTGCTCCATCTTCTCTAGTAGCCAATCCTGTAAAAGGGTGCATACAAAAGGTACAACTGTTCTTATTTTTCTTCATCTTCCTCCCACGGATCTTTAGGATTTACCCAATCTTTTCCAAAACGCCACATTGGTGCTTTTAATGTTTCAATATCAACTTCGTAAAAATCTTGAACTGAGCCTGCGTCGATATCATATTCCACAAAACCTGACCATGCGTGTTGTGATACTATTAACTGTATTTTATCGTATTTTTCTTTTAATAACCGTAACAGTTGGTTCTGTTTAAACACTCTTTGTTTGGTTGGCACAAACGGCACTGTTGGCTCATAAGCAAAGATGTTACTGATGTTGAATATAACATTCTTATGATTTATAGGTGTTATAGTGAATTCATTCAACAGATCACATTCGACAAATTTGAATTTAACTTTGTCTTTAATATGCCATAAATGACTGACCGTTTCAAAATACTCTGCTATCTCTAATTTAGAATTTATCCAGTCTGGTGTTTTGTGTCTATTTACAGATACTAAAAACTTATGATAATCCCCACCATCGAACTTTTTTATTATTTCTTCCATGTAGTATAATGCATTGGGATTCCAATCATAAAACACAACTTCAGTTTCTGCATCATATCCGTGTTTTTCCAAATACTTTAACCAGTTAAGACCACTAGCAGGTGTAATTAATTGGTTAATTGTTCCTGTACTTACAGACTGTAATTCTTCTGTGTTAATTGGATAAAACAATCTATTAGCACTCTGGTTGTATTTCTTAAAAATTTGTTTGCTGTTTTCATTAAAATCAGTTTCGTGTACTGCATAATAACACTTCTTGCTCATTCTTAAATCTTCATCAAATATTATAATTTTTTCTTTGTTATCCAATGCTGTTCTAATAACATTCCATCCATGCCATTTGTGTTTGAATGTTTTAAGTTCATTACCAGGTTTAATCCATAAAGGTGTATAATCGTCATGAAAGTTTTCATCACTTCTTATAGGCTCTGTGGTAAAATGTTCTGAGTTTCTTTTGAGCTCACCTATCTCTGGTAGTTCTAATTCTGTGTGTTTCTTTAAATTAATCACATAACATTGTTCATGAAGTTCGTAGTAGCCTTCTTTTCTATCTAGAACGTGTCCGGCTATGTAAAAATCTTGTTCAATCATTTTGTGCAGATGTGTAAAGAACGACCCACCTTGAAACTCTGTGTCAGGAGTAAACACAACAGCATAATCATATTGATCAATTATTTTGCTTATTGTTGCATCTATTGATATAGACACTACTACATCATATCCCATTACATTTAATTTTCCAATTTGATATTCAACAATATTTTGAATTAATTCTTTTGCTGAATTATTTTTAATTGCATGAAAATTACTTTCAAGAATAAAAATTATATTATGTTTTTTATGCTGTGCATCATATTGAAATGCCATATTTTTTAATACTCCTATCTAATAATTCGTTAAATTGTTTTCTTTTGTTGCCAATGTGTGCTTGGGCAATCATGTGTATTCTTTCAACGTTAGCATTGTTCACTACTTGATGATCTTTTAGTATATTAATTAAAAATACTTTGCCGTGTTCCCAAGGCACTATTCCATGATCTTTAACTTCCATGTAACAAAATGATGGATGTAGTACAGCAACATTTATGGGTATTAAATATTCACAAAGGTCGTCAGGCAACGGATGACCTGGATCATCATTGTGCCAATCTATTTTTCCTCCTGGATTTAATTTCATAAATCTTATTCTACTGTACTTTTCTGCTGGAAAGTCTTCCCAAAACTTTTTCGCTGTTGGAGTAACTTGTTGCAGACTGGTCCACGTATATGGAGCATTCAGTTCATCTTCATAACCATACTCTTTTGCTACTCTTGTTTTGTCTACACCTAATCCATGCAGACAACAACTTTCCCAACCGTTATGAGTTTCATCTTCTCTGTGCTCTACATAATGACCATTTACATTATCAAATTCTTTTGCGTCTAGATACTCCATAAAATTTATATCCAGTTCTAACCAAGGCAAACTGCCGTCTTTAAATTTATTAAAAATTTTGGTTGCTGTATCCATGTTATTTCTTGTGCCCTATAATCATAAACCTGTTATATTTTTCTGTAGACAATGAAGCACTTGAATCAACAACAAGTCCACAGTCTTTTTTAAATTCTTCCAGAGTCTTTTTACAATTCACATGTTCTTCACAGTCAAAGAAATCGTTGCTTTGTAAAACAATTCTTTTATTGTTTGGCAATTTATCCAACCATTCAGTGTACTGTGTTGGTGTCATATGTTCACACACAGTATTAATAATTAGATTGTGCTTGTTATAATCTTTATACGTCAACATGTCTGACGTAATTGCTTGAAATCTTCCTTGTATTTCATAATCTTTATTCATTGTGTTTGCTACTTGTTCGCATTCACTGTCTATATCCATACTAACGATTCGAGTGATATCTAATTCACTATTAAATAATAATGTTGCTAACACACCGTTCCAACCGCCACATAATAAAATGTTGTAAGGAAGTGTTTGTTGATGTTTTTCCAAGTAATCTATTAACCAAACTTTACTGTTGATTTGACCTTTCCAAAAACTTTCCAATGTACGATGTGTATCATCAGACTGTCTAATTGCATCCATCCAAAACATCACATCTGTAATATTAACTTTCAAATTGAGCTCCTAGTTTATCAAAAGATCCACACTGTTTGCCACATTCTTGTAATGGTGTGTGACCCCATGTTTGTTCTATCTTGTCAAAGTGTCCATTTTCAAAGATTTCTTTTAAACTGTTTTTATTTAGATTTGGAAACTCGCCAATTCTTGTCATATAATCTATTCTGCTTTCTTGCATAGGCGGAATCCATTCCATGTCTAACCAACAACATGGCGAAACATTACCACAAGCACTCACATACAACTGACTATTTTTCACTGCTTTACACACAATGGTAGGAGTGGTTTCTTTTTGTGATTTTTCAATTAGCGGAATCATACTGGTACTTTTTTGTGTGGGTTCTAATTTGTGTAAAGGTTTACCTTCCTCGTCTATAACTTGTAGATAATCATTTTTAAATCTAGAAGTATGTTTTGATGAAAACATTTTAAATCCTAAATCTTTACTCATTTGTTCTGCTTGTTCAACTTGATGTTCGTTGTGCTTAAACACCAACATATGCCATTTGGCAAATCCACCTGCACCAATAAATGCTTTGGCATTTTCAATGATTTTATTAAAATCTGTAGATATACGATACAAGTGATTGGTGTCTTCCAACCCATCTAATCCAAAAGTTACTTTTACTTTTTCATGTGCTAATTTCTTCCACCATTCAGTGTCTCTAGCACTGCCATTTGTGTGCATGGCAAGTCTTATAGAAGGATTTGTTTTACGTAGATGTTTGTATATTTCTAATGTGTCTTTACTTACAATAGGATCTCCTAAATTACCACACATAAACATACTGTCTATTTGTTTAATAAAGTCCTCAGAAAACCATTTTTTAAATGTATCCAGTGTTATTTCATCAAGATGTATAAAAGGATTCAGCGGTCCTCCTTGTATTCTTCTAGGACACATTGGACATTTGGCTTGACACTTACTAGTAATTTCTAAATGAACATCTTTTATGTCTGTTAGTTTATACATTTGTTCTTTCTTTTTTAAATTGCTTAGATTGTTTTCTACTAATTTCTATTATTTCTTCATCCACTTGAATCTGTTCTAAAAAGTCTTTTTTTCTGTGCTTAGGTATTTTGCTATCAGCAGAACTTACACAGGTTGGTGTAATACATTTTTTTGCTTGTTTAAACAGATTAAATCCTTCATCAATAGTGCCCAACGGCTCGTCATGACAACTGTATGCTCTTTTTACTTCTCCACCTGGCTCTCTTATGATACAACTTTGATATCCAGCATTGCAAGTCCAATCTTTAAATTTATTAAAGTCAAATGCATTAAATCTTTCTGCTTGATCCAGGTGATAAACATTATTCTTAAAATCCATCATAGTTATTTGTTGTATCGATGACCCATCATGTTTTTTTAAAGGAAACCCTTGTTGCATTAATTTGATTTGTTCTTCTGAATAACCACTAACAATTTCACTAGCAGATTCATTACTTTGAGGTTTCAATGTTACATTTATTCCACGTTGATTAAATCTTTCACATCTTTCATACAATTCGTTAAACAATTCAGGAACCATTACTTGATTAATTGTAGTATGTACTCCATTCTCTTGTAGCATTAATAACTTATCACCAAATGTCTTCTCATCAGCAAATTCATGATGATAACTTGCTGTAATACTTCTACGCACAAGAGATTCTGTTGCTGTTAACCAAACTTTCCACCATTTCATTCCAGGAGAACAATTTGTTGTCATGTGTATACTTTGGTATTTTGCTCTGTCATTATTAGCATAATGTCCAATCAAAGGTAAAAATCTTTTGTATGCTGTTGGTTCTCCTCCTGAAAAACTAAAATGAAAACTGTTAAACCCGTTTGCCTTGGCTTGTCTTTTAATCTCAGTTATTGTATTTTTGTAAACTTCAAGTGGTCGGTGATCCAGTTGTTTACTATGAGCATAAGGCCAACAATATGAACAATTATAATTACAAAATCTACCTAAGATCCAACTCACATTGAATAAGTCCTTAGTCATCATGGTACTTTGTCCAACGTGTGTTATATTTTCAAAAGGTATTCTAGTAGTATTCACTGACACTGCAAGTCTCCTTAAATTGTTGTTTTAACCAATCAAAATCATTTATAAGATTCAGTTTGTCTTTGTGTTCTATTCCAAACTTTCTACCTTGTTTTGCACCTTCAATAGCAAAGTCTCCATAAGGTCTATTCGCACCTTTGCTACACCAAATGTTTAGCCTGTGCTCTGTTTCATCGTTCTCTTGTCTATCTATTACTTTAGAACTTAACTTAACACATTCTCTAAAAGCAGATTTCCAAGCACTAAATGGGTCTGAATTAAAACCTGTTATGTTTGATACTTGCTTTATTGCTTTAAAATTATTTGATATACTGGTTGTCATGTCTGTTGTGTTTGTGTTCATTTCTAATGTTAATTGCTTTGGCAATAATTTTACTCCACCGTATCCGTATTGTAAATCATTAATAGGATTACGACTTTGCCAAACATGAACTGTTTCTAAATTGTACTCATTTACTTGATAATCAAAATTAAAATCTTCTACTATCTGAGCATCAGCATCAACTACCCAAAACATCTTTGTGACAGATACTTTTGCCGCTTCAATATGTGCTTGATGGATGCCTTTAACTCCTTGTACTCGTTGAGCAATAGGAAACCGTTCACACAATGTTTTATAATTGTGATCCGCCAATGCTTCATTGTAACTTATAAACACAATATCGTACATTAAATTGTTTTCCTCATTATTCTTGGAGTGTTAAGGTATACTTTCTTAAAAAATTTACTTTGTTCCACAGTTAATGGTTCAATAGGTAATTCGATATCGTGCTCAGCAGTAATCTTTTTGCCTAGTTCGATACTGTCTTGATAAAAATTAACTTTAACATCATCATGAAGTTCAAACTTCCAATACTTTTCAAAATATCTATATTCGTTTGCTTGACTGAAATCCCAATCTGTACACATTGTGAGATAGCAACCTGTTCTTGCTCCATGAATAGCATGAATACCATAAGGATTATCCATACCCACTGTCATCCATACCAGTAATCTTTGATAGTTTTGCCACCACAAGTCTTTTGGTGCTTGTCGCACATTTTTATCCAAACTCATTTTAACACCTTCTCTGAATCCGGCTCTCCAGGATTGATATGCAGATCCATCTATGTAACTGGTTGAATAATTTTCATTAAACTGATAGTAATTTGGAAAATGACAAAATTCTATTACATTTTTGTTTGTGCTATCTGCTTCACCATCATGATTCTCGTGTGTCTTCATATTTTTTACAAAATCTTTTGTCCAACATTTTAAACTGCCGTTGCCGTATCTTAATCCATTAAGATCAATATTTCCACACCAACTAAATTGATAGGTATTGTCTAGTCCTAACGAATTTAAATCAACTATCACATTCAAAAAACTGTCATGTATTTGTGTGTCAGCATCAACTGTGATAAATCTATCTGTTTCAGATATTTCTGCCGCTTTTTTATGTGCTGTGTCAAAGCCTTTAACACCGTGTACACGTTTTGCCCAGGGTATTTTTCTTTTTAAGTTAGCAAAATTCTTTTCAGCATTGGGTTCATCAACACTTAAAAACACAAAATCCATATCAGATACCTTTAAAATCATTGTGCTACCTCATATGAATAATTGTAAATTTTTCTACAAAACAATCTTGGTGTTTGATTAGATTTATGCTCAAATTGAATATCACCAGTAGTACACAACTGCTTTAAGTCTACATCAAAGGAATAATCAGGAACACTTGTATTGTGTTGTGGTGTAGTAAAAAATTTAAACACATTATTGTCTTGTTTTACTGTGTTTTGTATTATATTTTTTAAATCATCATCTATACTAACGTTCCATTTTTTATTTTTCATATCCAGTTTGAATCTAACACATGAATCTTTATCATTTTTTATTATTTCGTAAACCACTTTGTTAGTATGGTTGTCTGTTTTTATATCAGTTTGCAGTTTGTTGTTTACTACATACCGCGATTCGACAACATATTCGGTGTCTTTGAATACTACTCTGTAATCTGATAGTTGCTTTGATCCGCTTTGAACCTGTGTTGCTAGTTCTTCTGTAATTTCTACACTGTGTCCTTGTTGTTGCACACTACACCCAAGCACTTCATTAGATTCTGGATTGAAATGAAAATAATATTTCACTGCAGGACGTATTACATCAAATTCTAGCGGCGGTCTTATGTTCATTGTAGTTGCTCCAGCATCTTGTCTGTTAAAAAATTATCTTCCACATAGTGAAACAAACCGTGTTGTTTAATATTGCCTACAAATAATTCATTTTGTGAATTAAGATTGTAATCAATTTGTTCAGTCCACAACTTTAATTGACTTTGATAGTGTTGTATTTTGGGTTTCATATGAGTAAATGTTAAATTGTTATGTTTACTGAAAACTTTGTGTTGTATACCCAACAACTTAATTGCTATTGCAGTAGCAACATCCATACTACACCAAGACTGTGTTTTATTTTTTGTGAAACGTTTGCTGTATTGTTCATAGTTTATCACTATATCTGTTAATAATTTAAAAAATACTTCGTTGTTTTTGCATTTTTTAAAATAATGAAATCCACAATACACATTAGGTAATGAATTTTCCACAAAGACTTTTCTATAATAATCACTTGTTACCCAATCATTTCTGTAAGTTTTTACTTTATTGGTATAATATAATTCATAGTTGCTTAACTGTTTCCACCAATGTTCTATGTTTTCCAACAACAGCATATCTACATCTATCACAATAGATTGGTCAAATGGACTGGTATTATAAATTTTACATCTATTATTAACTTTCCAGTCACTGTCGACTGCTAGATCATCTCCGGGTATGTCTTTGATTATATCAAAGTGCTTTTGATAGTTTTCAGGGACAACAATATCAGTGATCAAACACACTTGCTCGTTGGGCATAAATTTTTTAATGCTTAAACTACAAGCGACTGCTTGTTTAAGATAATCACAAACATCGTTCTTCTGTACAAATAATATAAAACCTCTATTCATGTTGATCTATAATTTTATTCAATCCTATTTTGTTCATTATGTGTATGTTCATATCTTTTATTTGACATTTCGTTCCTCGTTCAAATGTAAAACTCCATTTATTATCCACGTACGAGTTTACCTTATCTTTGTCTGTGGTATAAAACAGTTTGCCTGGCAGTTGTTTGGGCCAATCGGTTTTATCAAAATTATTAATCATATGAATTGCCACAGCAAATGCAAAGTCGTTTCTGTAAATTGTGTTTATAATTTGATATTTGAACCTATAAAATTCCCATTCATTTTTTACATGATTAATTAATTCAAATAAAATTTTAGTTCTTTCAGTTTTCTTAAAATAAAACACTGTGGCCCAACACATTTCAATACCAGTATCGCTTATGTATTTCATTTCCTCAGTGTATCTGGATTCAAAGTCTATGTGTTGTGCTTTGTAATTAATTAAAAAGTCTTCCTTGCTGTCAAACACTTTGTTAAGATTGTTGTTTGCTACCACATAGTCTGTGTCCATCACAATGGTTTCATCATATGGTGTTAAAGAGTACGCATCGGGTCTTGAAGTGTTGTTCCAGAAATCTTCATAACGTTGTGTAGCATTATTGAATGTTTTAGTTTGAGTAGTGGTTGGCTTTTTTACCACAATCACATGATTAAAATTATTGTGATCTTCATTGAATTTGTCTGACGTAATCAAACACACTGGCAAATTTAGATGTTTCTTTATTTGTCCTGCACAAAAATTAGCCTGTTTGACATAATCCACAGTGCTGTTGTTGTGTGCAAAAAGCAAAACTCCTTTGGTCATGATTAGATCTCACCTTTATCTTTCACCAATTGATTGTATTCCACAAAGTACTGATTCAGATTACGTTGATACAAGTCAGTAATATTGTTGTGAAAGGAGTTGATGTCTGTGATTTTTACCGGAAGTTTGTAATCATCAAGAAAAATTGCTTCATTAGTTTTTTTGATGTTCATCAATGTTAAACAATAGTTGATTAGATTGAGATCAACAGTAAATTGATGTCCTTGAGTGTACAAGATATTATTCTCAAGACACTGTTCTTTTAACAGTTTTATTTGATTGTTGAACGTGCTTAGACGCTCTGCGTATTCCAAAGATTTTGATAAGGATTCATCCATAATATTAAAAATATTATACTTGATTTTTGGATATAAGTCAACTATAGATTAGAAATTATCGCCAGAACCACGCACAACTCCTGGTGCAGTACCAATTACATCTGTGATTGCTGTTGCTGTGTAGAAGTTAGATGTTAAATTAGAAATATTTTCATCTGGATTACCACCTGATTCGTCTCTCCAAGTTACTGTGAATCGTATTTGAGTAGCACTTGATTGAATTACATCTACATAATAATCGTTTTGAGCATATGCTCCACCACCTGCATCAAAGTTTGATAATAGTCTTTGTGAGGATCCTGTTAATTCAAAATTTCCTACTGATGATCCATCCACTGTACCGTTTCCTGTATGCGTTGTTCCATGAGCACTAAATTTAAGATTTCCGCCCATTACTGAATTCCAAGAACTACCTTTTGAACTAGAATCTGATGTGCTGGATGAAATTTGAATATATCCACCTGAGTTAAAATAATATCTTCTAGCGTCTGCAGATGTAAAATTTACGTTCACAATAAGAGTAATTGTTCCATTCCATGAACCTCTTGTGTTAGATAAAGCAGTTGCAACAACTTGTTGCGTTGAATCAACTGTTAATCTATTTGTGCTGATTGTTGTCGCTAATGCTTCGTATTGATCCCAACCTGTGTAACTAACACCATCATTTTCTTTGATCAAGTCACCTTGATTGACTGCTTGAATTACATTTGTTGATGGATTGCCACCAGTTTGGTGTTTGTATGCTTTTCTTAAATCTTCGTATGAGTTATTGATGTTTGTTGCGTTGATCAAATCGCCAACTTGCACAGACTGAGTTGTAAGTGTTTGTCCATAACCAGTGTCACCTGAACCATTTCCTAACACATTATCTATCTGTTGTCTTAAAGTGTTGAATCTATTTGCTGTTACTAAAGCCATTTATTTTTATTCCTACTAACTATTTATTAGGCGTAGTGCTACCTCAACCAGTTTTGTGGATGTATCTGAATTTGATTCTAATGCAAAACCAACCAATTGTCCTTTTTTGGTTGTAGTACCTAAACCTAAATCTGCCGCATAAATTTTTTCACCTTTTTCAACTGCACCTGTAACTTTAACTGGCACACGTCCAACAAAAGCAATTGCTTGTCCTTCAGCGTCTTTGTTCATTAAGAAACCAGGATTGCCTGATATAACTCCAAACACATTGCCACCAAATGGACCACCATCAAAGAATGCTGTTGTTTCTGCGTCACCGCCAATTGCCATTACTGTTCCAACTTCGTATTCTTTATCTGTTGAGTAAATCTCAGCCAAGTCAGCATAAGAAGCCTGTGTTGCTCTACCATTGAACACACTGGCTGTAATTTCTCCTGATGCATCTCTCAATGCTGTGGTGTTGTTTACAGCATTTGTAGAACCTAAATATGTTGTTGCACCAAAGTCTATACCTGAAGCACTGTCTGCCAACCCTTTAAAATAGTTTGCATGTACTTCGTACCACTTGTCTGTTACTATTCCTAAATTTTTATTACCAGTACCTGGAAGAATACCGTCTGCATTTACAAAAGCGATTTCATTAACAGTACCACTATCATTAACTTTTAAAGAAATTTTACTGCCTATTTCATTGGCAATAGATCCTTCTGTACCATTCTCTATTGAAACTTTTAAATCATTTGAATCTCCAACAGTAAATCCTACATCACCAAATCTTACAATACTAGAAAAAGCACTTGCACCTGATCTAATAAAATCTGAGGCTAAAAATCCACCCAATCTATCTGAGTTGGATGAAGTACCCCAATATCTATGATCTGTAGATGTAACACCATTTGTCGTTGACTGTGTGTTTACTAACGTAATACCTTTTTTAACAACATCGAATCCAGTAATTGTGTTAGTTGGATCTGTTGGATCTATTGTGAATTCTGCTGAACTGAATAACATCACAGTATCATTATTAATTTTACCTTCAATAATGAGTTGGTTGGCATTTAAATTATCTCTAATCTGTCTTGAAACAAATTGAGTAACTGTGCTAC